ATTCTAATGCGCCATCTTTGAAAACTTGAATATGTTTTTTATACATTGATTTGAATGGTAATGATATTTTTGTAACATTACCTGAAACATTGAAAAAACAAACATTCCCAATTGTAGTATAATTAACATTTCCTTTAACATTTATTTTTGTAGAATTTGTAAGATAATCACTTGCAGTTGATAACCACAAAGTCCACGGGAGATTTGTTTGTCCTCCAGAATTCAAATTTGTTGATATTGGAGCTGGTGAAATTTTCTTTGCCATTATCTCCCCCCGGTTTCAAAATCAACAAGCAGTGCTGATAAAACAACTTTAACTGGATCGGTGATTCTAACTTTCCAACATCTGTAACGACCCATTCCAAGATTTGTTAAACGAGTACGATGCCCATAATCACCTTGTCTACCCAATTCAATATCTCTTTCATTGCTCCAAGAATTACCATAATCATTACTCCATGACAACATTGCTTTTGGATTTCGCCCAACAAGATTTGAATCATCAATAGTATTACCAACACCTTGCTGCATAATCAGTTGAAGTGTTTTATAACGAGTTAATTTGCCATAATTCATTTGGACTGGAGTTGTTTTAATTCTCTGAATATAATTTACATCATTTCCATCATGGTCATCGTTTACATAATAATCTGAATCAAATTCGTAAATTGCATTTGTATATCTATCACCAACAAGATTCTTACCATGTGCAAATGTTGAATATAATCCATAATAAGCAGAAGATATGCCCGATTTATAATCAAAATGCGTTCTTCTGTGCCATGCTTGAGTAACAACGTCATAACACCAAGTTTGGTTACCTGATGGAAAATACCAACAAATAAATGCATGTCCATCAGCAGCATAAGTGTAAGCGATGGCATCTGTAAAATTAGTCATACTTTGAATATATGATTCAACACCACGAGTACTTATTCTCTGTGGCATAAAATCTGTAGATGCTGTGAAAATACCAACGGTTCCTGATTTATCAGCACCAATCCAGAATACGTTATTTGAAAATGCGGCGACTGAATTAGGAGCAGAACATCCAAAATTAACAAGAGCATTTGATTGTCTTGCGAATAATTGGTTCTGGTAATCTCCGGTATTATAGTGTACTTCAAGTGAATTTTTTCCGAAAAGCCAAAGAAGATTTACACATTTAGACATTGAAATGATATTATCCGAATCTCCTATTTTTCGTCCAAATTGGAGTCCATTCCATTTGTTTGTAATTTCTGGATGATCGGAATCATATGCTACATCGGTATACCCAGGATTTGACCAAAAATATTCATTGGAATTCTGTTTGTTTACAATGAAATACGTGTCAATACAAACAACTCTAGTGGGTGCTTTTGATGTATCATTATCAGCAATACCTGGAAAATACGAATCTGTAATCTTTGAAAAATCATTACTTGACATTACAACAATATAACCAGCTCGCCCATCAACAATACACATTTCTGTGCCATTATCAGCAAATGAAACAGTTCCTTGATTTGATTCAAGAATTCCTACTTCTACTCTCGTCCCATTTGAAGCGATGTCATACAATGTGTTTCCGAAAACTCCGTAAAGTTTACCAGTACCAGTTGAATACAATCCACGACAAGCCGGAGTATTATCGGATGTTGATTTTGAAAAAAGTCGCAAACCTGGGATTGAGAGATAGTAATATGGAACAGTGCTTGTTTCTGTTATGGATTTTTCAACATACAAATTCTCACATTGTTCCGTACCAACTGATGTATATGGAGCAGAATATGGTTTGTCTCCAAGAGCTATTGAAAATGGTCCTGAAGAAGCTCCCTGCAAATTATCAGCAATTGGATTATCCGCCATTTGATGTTGCTCCAATCGTATTCAGAGGACTTACCCAATAAGACGAACCACCAGATTGAGAGTAATAACTTGAACGAACTTTCTTTGCGGTTTGTCTTTGATTACGCTCTTTGATACATTTTAGAGAATGTTGAGCATGATAAATTATATTCTGGTCTAAAACTGTTCCAAGATATGGAGTTAAACGAGAAGCAAGATTATAAATTAACGCCTCTCTATAAAGTGGATCAAGCGCAATTGTGCCTTGTGGAATGCGTATTGTTCCAAGTCTTGGTTTATATTCGATGATTGCTTTAAGACCTGCCAACCCCTGCATGTGGAAATAAATTTTTCCAGATCCAAATTGATAATCATATGAATAATATTTTGGAATGCCCGGCATAGATTTAATTGATAATGCTGAATATTCTTCATATGATATTTGAGTAAGATTATAAACAATTGGTCCAAGCTGCACTTTAACAGTTATCAAATCCATTATTTCTTCAGGAATGTCTGCAGTTAAAGAATCCGAACCTGTTTTGATATATGTTGTAGCTCCAAGAGCATCAGGTTCGTGAGTTGGTAAATCCATTACAACTGTTTTAATTGTTGGATTAATATATCCATTTGCTGACCATTCCTGAAGCATGTCATTCAAAACTCTTGACGCAAGATTAGCAGATTCGGCATCTGGAGAATCACCAAAGGCGGCATATCCGGTTACAAGAAGTGTATCTTTAATAACACTTGCGATATCAATTGCCATTTATATTCTCCTTTATCTTTTTTATTTTTGGCTTAACTACAATTTCTTTTGAAGATGGAATATATCCTTTTCGTTCTAAAAAAGAAACATATTCATTTCTATCACGTATAATTTCATTTTCAATTATTACCGGATAGAATAAATTAAGATTAAATGCATCAAGAGTATTCATGTCTGGTATTTAATTAGTTTAATATAATAAAAAAGGGGCTTGTGGCCCCCTTATATTTTACACTATATTTGCCAATCTTAGTAAAGAGTGACAATACCTTCTGGGCGAGGAACAGCAACACCAACGAAAGCAACAAGTTTGGTGATTGACTGTAGAGTGCCCGGCCAGTGGTCTTCAACCATAGCGATGTTAATACCATCGATATTGATATTACGACCTTTAACGCCAACAGGAAGCTTAACTTCAGGAGAAGCGGCAGCAATACACTTGTTGAGGAATGCATACGAAGGACGAATGGTTCCGCCGTTAGCAATAGAAACGGTAGTTGCGGTAGTGATTGCGGCGGTGATGTTCTGGTAATCTCCGGTAGCAATGGCAACTTCCTTACAAGAAACAGTTTTTCCGGAACCAACAGTAACATCGGACTGGACAACTGCGGTGAAAGCAACTCCGGTATCTTCCTTGGTGGCATAGTTAACAAAATTAACAGGGGTGCCAGCATTTGAGAAGGATAGACGAGTACCAGCCTTGAGGGAAGACGTTCCGATTGTAGCGGTAAAGCTAAATCCATCCTGCCAGACAGTTGGTAGAGTAATATCAGTGATTGAAACAGTTGCGGAAGTGTTTACAGATTTTAGACCGAGTAGACCTGAAGAGTAAACATCATAGCCAGCATACTGACCAAGTAGACCAGACTTGTAAGTTCCTTCTGCACCAGGAGCATGGAAAACAGTTGCTTGTTTTGGACCAAGTACGGGAGCGACGAAAGGATTAACAATCAGAGATTTTTCACCAGCGGCAGCAACCTGTCCACGTGCTTCAAGAATGCCATTTGCGGAATAAACATTCTTTAGCCATTCGTCACCAGTTGAAGCTGTAGAAGCACCTGAACCACCTGCAACAAACTGACCGGAAACATTATCAAGAGCATTGATAAGTAGCTGATTGATTTTGTCAACCATGATAGTCATAGCAGGTTTGATAGCGCGTTCATATGCCTGTTCAGCAGTCATATTGAAAGTTAGGTCTTCAATTGAGTACTGCATATTGGTTTCGATACGACTTGAAACAGTTAGAGGAATATATGGTTCAGTGTGAACTTTATATCCAACAGTGGGCTGAGTATTGGATGGAAGAGATTCGTCATTTCCAAGTCCAGTAACAGTTGCAGCCATCATGGAAGGACGACGAAGAGAGATAGATGCGCCAAGGTTATTCTGAGCTGAGAATTCGTCAGAACGCCAGTCAATCTTATCAGCAATACCAGCCTGTTCCTTAAATGCGAAATATAGAGCCTTATCTACTTTCGACTGGGTCTTAAAAGAGTTATTAGCCATTTGTATTTTTTACATTCAATTGTCATTTGAGACGGTTTTATGAGGAGAATGTATTTCCTCTGGACACATTGGGGGATCAAATTACTCTGTACTTGCCCCCCGACAATACCAGAGATTTAATGGATTTAACGTCTCCAAGACGATACTTTTTATTTAAGGGAGAAAATTTCATATCTTTTTTCACAATTCCCATGGCTTTTTATCAATCTTACCTGAGCGATATTTCCTAAAATATTCACTTGGTGATAGTTCTTCATAAGATTTTGTTGCTGGCTTTGATTTTGGCACCTGTGGAACTTTTGGATTTGGTTGAAACGCAGTTGGTTTTGTTGGGCTCATTGGTGTAACAGTATCGGGAACATCAATATCAAATTGTGAACTTAGTTTAGCCAGAAGTTTAATTGAATTTGTTGGCCTCTGCTTTACAACGTAATCAAGAATTTCCTGATTTGTAGCAATTTCCCAAGTTAACTGAGCCGCGTTTTCATCAGTTAGTAATGCTTCTCTTACTTCTACAGGAATATGATTTGATATTTTGTTAAGGTGTTCATATGCTTTTACAATATCAGGATTTGATTTTGCGGCTTCTGTTATTTTAGATTCATAATTTGATACAACTTCTGTTACATATTTTTCTTGAGCAATTTGCTTTTCTTGTTCAACTCTTTTAATTTCTTGTTCTTTTAGAGCATGTATAACTTTTGCTTCGGTAATTGCGTTAATATAATCCTGCATAGTTTCAAACTTTGATGGGTCTGGCATTTCTCCATCTGGAAGTTTTGAAATCTCTTCTTGGCGTCTTACAATTTCAGCAAGTCTATCTTCAAGTTCTTTTGCTTTTGATTCAGCAACTTTCTTTGCATCATTTAATTCCCGAATGCGGCGATTTGCTCTTGATTCTTTTTGTTCAAGTTTCTGTTCTTCTTGATTAGATTCTTCAGATGATTCGGAAGTTTCTTCTTGAGAATCAGATTCGGCAATTTCGGATTCCGATTCGTTAACAGAAGTTTCCTCAATTGCTGTTGAAGTTACTTCTGTTTCGGGTTCATTAAGTGATTCAAATAGTTCGCTAATGTTATTCATATTTTCCTTTTTGTTTTAACGTCTTGTCTGACGATATAAAGTATATATGATTTTCAAAAACTAATTATTACATAGGAGACAATCTATCAATATCAGTTGTTATTTTATTGATTTTGTTATTATTAGTTTCTGGTTTTTTACCAATCATTGATAAAAGAAGATCAAGTTTTCCTTCCATCTCCAACAATCTTTGTTCTTGGTCATGTTGAGCATCTTGAAGAGCAAACTTAGCACGGTTATTATCATCATTAATATCTTTTTTGGATTTAAGTTCCATAAGTTTGATTTGATTAACGTCAGATGCTTTTTGTAGTTCAGCTTGAAGCATTTGATTCTGTTGCTGAAGTTGCTTCATCTGCATTCCCATTTGATTCATCTGCATTATTAACATTGATGGATCTTGTTTATTCTGTTGATTTTGAATAATTGCTTGAACTGGTTCAGGTAGCATTACACGGAATCTATCAGCAAGTTCTTCTGATCCGGGAATATTAGAATATCTTACAACAATATCGGCAATCATTGGCATCATTGCTGGATTGCCTTGAGCAAATTTCATCAGTTGTTCAGAGAATTGTTCCTTCTGAGTTGAATATGTTGGGCCAGTTGAAATAACAACTCCATATTGATTAAATGTTAAGTCAATATTTTCAACGTTTGGAACATTTGTTGGACCAATGCTAACATGCTGATATGTATTATCAACTCCCATACTTACTCTAATATCATCATTTGAGTAATAAACAGAAATCATATCAAGCAGAATTTCGCCAGTACGTTTAATACCAAAATTGAGAGCATCAATAAAGTGATATGTTTGTATTTGTGAATTTGCTTGCTGATATTGTATAGCTTTACCAGAGGCGTTTGATAGGGCGGCTTGTGTTGATGGGTCAGGATAAATTCCTGTTATTTGGCGAGACAGTTCTATCGATTGGTTAGATAGTTCCATATATCCGACTGGAGGGCCAGGAGGAACAATAGGTATAACTTCCGAACCTTTTTTCTTCCGCAGAACAACATCTGGGTCAGTTGACGAATTTGCCCAAGCATCTTCGTCACCTTCAGCAATTGCATCCGCATCAATAATCCATGAAGATTTTGGAGCTTGTGAAATTGAAGAAATTGCTTCTGATTTAAGCCAATTTATTTCCTGTTGTGGAGCACGTATTTCTGAAGTTAGAGATTTGAATGTAATCTCTCCATTAGCATCAATTCTACCACCAGCAATAACAATGAATGGAAGAATAGTTAGTTCAAGGTTTTCATGAATAAGTATTTCATTTTCATCAAATAGTACAAAATCAACAAATCCAGAATCGTTAATATACCAGTATTCGTAAATTACAACAGCATCATTTGAACTGGATGCTGTTCCATTTGGATATTCTCTGGCATAATCAACAACTGACAATTCTCGCTTATACAATACCCAATTGGCATCTGAAAAATCTGGGAGAGTTGCTGATGGATCGAAATAAATTGATGTTGGATCGTCAATCTGCTGAATTGATATTTCTGTTTTATCAACCAATTCAACATTTTTCTTAGGAATCATTCTTGGTCCAAATTGAGTCTGAACAACTTCATTAGTATATCTTGTAGTTTTATTCTTTTTAGTTGTTGGAATAACTCTCCAAGCACCAAGACCACCTTCGGCAACTTGCTCAAGGGCATGTGTGTAAGCTCTCTGAGCATTCGAACAATATTCAATATGCCTTATAACACCACCAAGAATTTTCGCTGATTCTTTATCCGTATCCTGAGAAGCTGGATAAAGGGAAATTGATGGAGGTGATTGTCTAACAGCATTTACAAGAGGACGTATAAATCCAGGAACAATATTGTATGTTTTTACTGCGCGGTGAGCAGTTCTTCGTTTTTCTTCAAGTTCAGATTCCCATTGATTTTTACCATGGGCAAAAAGATAATCAGATTTGAATGTAGCGTGTGGAGTTGACCAAAATGATTCAGCTTTTTCAAGAAGCTCCTTACAATCATCAATAGTAAGCTCCTTGGTTTCGTCAATCATATGTTCTTCAGCTTCAAGCATGTGGAAAACTCCTAGTTATTGGAAATACCAGATATTTACGTAACAAAATTATTTCTCTATTTTCATTTCAGGTAGTTTGTTTATTTGATTCCTTATGTGAGTTTCAAATCTTGGTCCAAACTTAAAAATAGTAGCGAGTTGTTTAAGAGTAGCAATATCAGAAGCAGAACAAGTTTCACTTATTTCCTTAAATCCATAAAACAATCCAGATAGTATCTTTAGGTCAACATCAATTTCAATATATTCCGGCAGTTCTACTTTTTCATCAAATGATTTAATATGTTTGTTAACTTCATTCTTAATAATTTCTGTTATTCTATAACCAACAAATCTTGAAAAATCCCCAACAAACAATCCAACAATATTAAGAAGTAGCGAATAATTAAATTTTTCAATAGTGATTTTCATAAACATCCTTTTATAATATATATCAAAATGAATAATGCCTATTTTTTATTCTCTGGATTGGTTTTGCTGAAGGAGGATCAAAATATGAAATATATCTTACAGCATCGGCACAGTGAGAATGTATATCATGAATTGGGTCGCCATATTGTTGTAAACGTTCATTATAGTCTCTTCTATAATTTGTAAGATGCTCAAGAACTGGGGTTTTGTTATCTATCCACAAATTATTAAACATTGTCTTAGTTAAATGAATTCCATCAGCAATTGAAAGTCTTGGTAAACATTCTACATTGCTATAATATTGTTCAAATTGTTCAATAATAGATTTTCCTGAAAAGTGCTCGCGCGCTGCGCTATCGTGTGGTAGCAATATCTTATTATAACGATAATTCTTTTCTGATTCATATCTTTTTAAAATTGCGATATATTCTTTAAGTCCTTTATTATTATCTTCAATACAATCTATTATTCGGACTTCTTTACCACAATATTGAACAAATAAAATAACCGTATTATCAGAAATTCCAATATCAAAGAAAACAAATGTATCAAGAATTGGATCAAATGGAACATTACAATGTCTATTTTGCGAGATGAGTGATTTTAATTCATTCTCATACACTTGACCATCAACTGATGTATATGCCAACCAATCACCATGTAACAAAGCGTTTCGCTCGTCTTCAGGTAATAGCATAAGCTGCGCCTCATATTCTTTCCCTAGATATGGATTATCTTTTAACAATGCTTGGATATATTTTACAGATTTTTTTATTTTAGTCCCATCAACCAATTCAAAGTCAATCGAGAAGTGTGTTGATTTTCCGTCTCTCTGAATTCTAAAAAACTCACGTAACCACGGATAACGACTTGGATTTGACGTTGCTCGGAAATAACATTTTAGACCTTCAGCACTTCTTAGACGAGACAACGCATATTTGAAAATCTTGTCATTCTCATACGTTCCAATTTCATCACAACCAATATATTGATAAGTTATACCTTGTAGTGATTCAACTTGTGAATAATTTTCAAAATAGGATAGCCTTATTTGAGCACCTGATGAAAATGTCCATGTGCCATTTGTAGATGTGAACACGGCTCCAGGATCAACTAAAGGATATATCTGTCTACTTTTGTCAATCAATTCAGCAAGTTGTTTATATTGTTTACGATATAACAATGCTCTATAGTATGACAATCTAATACGTGGCCCAAATTTAATATCATTTAGACCAAGAGCATCCCATAACATAATATAGCTCTTACCCGATCCGGCTCCACCCATCATAGCACAAATATCGTCATTAGATGCTAAAAATTCTGCTTGTTTTGCTGTTGGTTTGAATGTAATCATTAAAATCCTATTCCATTTCTAAGTCTATAATACACAATACCAACATAAAATATTACACCATTGTCTTTCCAAAAGTATATAAAATGATTTCTATTATCCATTGATATCCTTTGGTGGCATTTCAATAATAATTTTTGCTCCATTTCCCATATCTTCTACAATATTACTCTTATATTTCTTGTTTCTCTTCTCAAGTAGCCATCTCAGTCTATTCAAATTTAATTCTGCTTGTTTAAGATATCCTGGGGCAAGATCAATATTTCCTAATTTATCAACTTTTGTTGGAATATCGGCAAGAATACTGCCAGTTAAAACAGAATCTTCAGCAAATCTATCATACATTTCTAAGGCTGCATCATATTCCCTACGCATAATAGCATCTCTAGCTAAAAATTGATAGCATTGATTGATTAAATTGAAATCTCCTGAATGCTTTTTATGAAATGTGGTTCCTTCATAAACAGCAGTTAGTATTATTTCACGCAAATCTTTATCTTTATATTTCTTCGGCTTGGACAAGTGGCACCTCTTTTATACAATATATAGATAAATCTTCCGAAATACCTTGTTTTTCTACCCATTTCTTAACTTTTTCGTATGAATTATTGTCAGATTTTATCTTTTTTATGGCAATTTCTAATATCATTCTATTATGTTCATCAATATTTGTTTTGGCTTCATCATAATTACGTTTTTCTAATGGATCTATTATGTTGAAATTGTTGTCATAAAATTCAATCACTTCAACATCTGGGTCATATATTGTATCACAAATAGTTTCATCATATTCTTGATATTTTAATTCTTTCTTTTTCAAACTCTTTATAGAAGCTGATAATGTTTGAAATACTATCCAAGAAATATAATTAAATGCTATTTTTCCATCATCAACAGGCGGTAAAGGCTTCTTTCTGGTTAAATTAAGCTCATCTCTTCGGCGGTGACCCTTCTCTGGATTGTAATTATGGGCATATTTTATCAAATGGATGACTGCATTATATGACATTTCTTCTTTCCAATGCCCAATATAACGACAATAACTACCAGCTTTCATAATATTTTCAACTAAAAGAAGGAACATTTTCCCAAGTTCATTACTTACTTTCTTTGTATTTCTCAATTCAACCAATAATTCATGTAATCTGTGTCTGTCAATGTATTCATTATTCATTTAAATCTCCTTTTTAATCGTGGTAATTCAATATGAACAATATACAACCACCACGAACTTATTAAACGCCATTTGTTTGGAAGGGCTTCTATCATAATATTGCCAAAATTAGAGTCTGTGGAAATTTTAATATTAACTTTCATTAAAATATTTCCGTAATCTTTTTGAATTTGTTAAACAGTTTACTTCTGAAGATGATTGAATAATGATAATAATATATTCTAATGATGGTAATAAAATATCACACCAAACATAAGGAAACTGCCTATCAACATAAACAATTCCATTTGTTTGCCGAAAAAACATTTTGATTTTCATATCGATATTTATTCGAAATAAAAAACCTATATCTTTTGGATATAGGTTCCACAAAGGAGGAGACAAAAAATGAATAGCAAAAGACCAGGAATTAGGTCGGAAAACCGTTCCTTTCAGATATATTTAGCTGGTTAGAAATTGCGTTTAAGCAACCTCTTTATATTAACTTGAGCAGAGTCAATAGTAGCCCACATTATGATAAACCGGCCCCCAAAAAATATATACACATCTTCATCGCGAGGTTGTTTTGGCATTTTTTCTATTCTAAGAGTTATTTTCATTATTGGTTATCCTTTTAATGGAGTTGGGTTTTCAAATCTTTTTCTTATAACACAATCATCATAAATGTCTCTTATACACATATGACGCTGCCGACGACTCCTAACCTCTATGTCTCACTAGTACCCACACTATAACACAACAAAACCAAAAAGCTAAACCACACCAAAATATAATATACACTTCTTAGAATCATGT